CTGGTTCAACTGGTCCTACTGGTCCTACTGGTCCTACTGGTTCAACTGGTTCAACTGGTCCTACTGGTCCTACTGGTTCAACTGGTTCTAGTGGTTCTACTGGTCCTACTGGTTCTATTGGTCCTACTGGTCCACCTGGTCCACCGGGAGCACTTGGAATATTGGGAAAACAAGGTAAGCGTGGTGAAGATGGAAGTGTTAATTATACTATATTAATTGTTATATCAATTATTTTACTTTTATTTATTATATTTGTTTTTTTTTATTTAAATAATAAAATAAATATTTCACGTAATAATGATGATGATGCTGATGATGAATAATTAGAAATTTAACTTATTTTTTTTTTTAAGTAGTAATTGCTTATTTCTTGGGTAGTTGTAAATACAATTATAAATATATACATTGATGATTTTATTACATTATTCATTTTTATAAAATATTTGTCCTTCATAATAGTATCTCTTTTCATATATTCATCTTCAGTCATGTATATAAATATTTTTACACTATAATTTATTGTGTCTTTTATAGGAAGAGTAAAAGTGTCTTCTTTACTTATATTATTCCAATCTATCTCAAATGTATTAGGTTTATCACTAAAACTGAACTTCACAAATTCTATTAATCTAACTATATTAATATTAAACAGTGAACCGTCATATGAGTCACCTGTATTAAAATCTTCTGGAATTATAAAGTTTGTTTTAAAAAAAATACTTGTATTTATTAAAGAACCAATATCTATACTAAATGTATCAAGACTAAGATTAGTTGCATCTACTGCAGGATTAAAAGGAGTAAACCCTTGGGATACTTGTAAGGCTCTAATTTCTGTACTTGAATTATCAACTTTATATTTTATTGTTTCAATAAGATTTCTTAAATTATGTAAATTATTTTTTTTTCTATAACAATCATGAGATGGATTAGTATTAATAAATTTAAAATCTGTAACCATTTTTTTTAATTGATACTTACTATCTACTTTATTATATGTAAAACCATCACACAGTGTATTTACTTCACAAGAAGATATTGCTTCATCTGTTGTTCCTCCAGTCCATTGTGATAAATTATTTTCAATTTCTTTACTACTTGGTATACAAAATCCTGTTCCTATTTTAGTAATATCACTATTTTTTTTATTTTCTGAATTTTCAATAATATTAGTCATGTTATTATCAGTTTCAGTAATAATGACATTATTTGGTTCAGAAGATGACCCCAAAAAATTTTCTGAATTTTTAACAAGAGTTAAATTAGTTGAATCCTTAGTTAAAAATAAAATAATACCTATTATTATAAAAATTAATAATATATCTATATTATTTTTCATTATATATAATACTATATATTTTTTTATCAATACTAGTAATAGTATGATAAAAATATATTATATTTTATTAGTAGTTGTTATTTTGTTGTTTATTAATCAACCTACTTTTGAAAAAATTACTTTAAAAGCAAATGAAATTCAAAATGATGGTAATTTAGTATGTTTAAGTAGACAACAAACATTTGTTAATCAAGATGAAACTTATAAATATAATTTAAAAATGATTGATTATCTAGATAGTTCTAGTAAAAGTTCTAATATTTTTAATAAAGGTAAATTATCTGTTAAAATAACAGAAAATGCTACTAATGATAAGGAAAGGTGGGAAAGATTTAAAAAAATTATAGAATATGCTGATAAAAAAAATATTTTTATTTGGATTTCAGTAACTACTAAAAAATTTTTTAATCAAGAACTTCAATATTATAATGATATTATTAATTTGGGATATGATAATATTGGATTAACTTTACCAACTTATTATAAAATATCAAATAAAATTTTAGATAATATTATTAAAAATAATGGACATATTAGATTAGTAAAAGGATACTACCACGGAGATATTAAAAATTGGAAAAAAGTATCAGATAATTATTATAAATTAGCTTGTAAATTAATTGAGTCTAATAATTATCATCAATTAGCAACTCACGATTTTAATATTTTAAAAAAATTAAAAAATAAATATCCTAATTATTTAAAAAATACTGAGATAGGATTTTTTAGTTTTGCTAAGAAACACGTTGAATATAATTTAAAGTCTTTTGATAATATACCAATGAAATCATATTATTTATCATTTGGAGATTATTTTTATTACGCAAAATATAATATTGGTAAATTAAATATTTTAAATATTATTAAAAGAAGATTAAATGGTATTAAATATTATTCTTTATAATAAAAATATTTTATTCTATACATTTTCTTCTCATATTATAAGAATAACAAAATAATTTAGAGTTTTCTATTAATTGATTAGTAAAATTTGGAATAAAAACTAGTTTTGGTGGTGTACAAAAATAATTTATAATATTAATAAAACCTTCTTCGTGAAATCTTAAATTTTTAATAAAAATATATAAAGTACATAATTCTAATTGTTTTTTTTTATTAAAAATATTAATTTGTGACATTAGTATTTATATAATAAAATATTATTTATTTAAATATAAATTAAAAATCTTCGTCTTGTTCAAATGAATTAACCCTTCCTGTATTTAAAACAGCTGCTTTTTGATATTGTGTAGGTCTTGATTCAAAAAAATTAGTTTTACCTTCCATTGAAATACTTTCCATAAAATCAAATGGATTTTGTGTTCCCCAAATTTTATCATATGATAAAGATAAAAGTAATCTGTCAGCGACAAATTCAATATACTGACTCATTAATTTTTTATTCATTCCAAGTAAAGAACAAGGAAGAGCATCACAAATAAATTCTTTTTCAATCATCACAGCTTCTTTAAACATCAAATAGACAATGTCTTTGTCAATTTGTTGTGTACATTTTTTCTTAATTAAACAAGCTAAATCAGTATGCATTCCTTCATCGCGAGAAATTAATTCATTACTATCACATAAACCAGGCATAACGTTTTGTTTCTTTAACCAAAAGATAGACGCAAAACTTCCTGAAAAGAAAATTCCTTCAACAATAGAAAAAGCAATTACTCTTTGAATAAATGGACAATCACTATTAATCCATTTAAAAGCCCATTCTGCTTTTTTCTTAATACAATCAATATTTTCTACAGAGTTTAAGAGTTGTTCTTTTTCATTTTTATCACGAATAATATTATCAATTTGTAAAGAATAAGTTTCAGCATGAATATTTTCCATCATAATTTGAAATTGATACGCAATTTTTACTTCCATAATTTGAACTTCAGTTGTAAATCTTTCTGCTAAATTAATATTAACAATAGTATCACTGGCAGCAAAAAATGCTAAAATCATTTTAATAAAATGTTGAGAATCGTTAGAAAGTTTTTCAAAATCTTCATAGTCTTTACTAAAGTCAATTTCTTCTGGAGTCCAGAAAGCAGCTTTCATTGTTTTATAAGACTTCCATACATCTAATTCTTTAAGAGGATGTACAGTTAATCGGGAATTATTTTTATCGAGCAAGTATTCTTGAGACATTATAATATATATATTTATATATAATTTTTTTATATCAATTTTTTTAAGTAATAAAAATATCTAATATAAATTAAATGAAACAGAATATTAAACCAAAATTAATTAGTAATAGAATATATCGTAAAATGTTTAAAAAAAATTTAAAAATAAAATCAACTAATAATAAAAATTTAATTATTGTAAAAGATTTTTTAAAAAGTAATTGGTACATACTACTTATTTCATCTTTTTTGTTATTTATATTATATTTAAAATATAAAGAAAATAAAAAAATAAAAGAAAAGTTTGATTTTGAAGAAAAAAATAAACAAAATATAGAAGAAAGTTTAGATAAAGCAACAGAAGCAAATATTTCAGATTATCAAATAGTTCAAAGAAATGGTCCAAAATTAAGTAATAATATTCCTGAATATATATTTTAAATTATTTATATTTATTAATTTTTATTTAAACAAAAATTAATAAATATTATTATATGGAATCAGAAACTCTGAGTTGGTTATGTAATACTTACAACGGAATATCAAAAAATATTGAAAGTATTTTAAATGTAAAATTAAATGAAAATTTAGATAATACTCTTAAAGAGGAACGATTACTACAATTTTATGATTTACTCGATGATACAAATTTATTTACTTTATTTACAGAATGTAAAATTAAAGTTTTCTCTGGTAAAACAGTTGAAACAAACAAATTATCACAAAGTTTATTTGGAGAAAAAAAGTCTTTAAAATCACTATTAAATAATAAAGAACAATTTGTTAAAGACAAAGTATGGTCCGGATTATTAGATATTTACCGAGAATTAGAATCAAATAGAGAAAAATTTGATAGAGAACTTCGAACAGAAGTATCATCCAATAGAATTAAAATGATTGATTTACGATTTGAAGAATTAAATCAACATGTATCATCAAAAGTTAAGAATGATATTTTAAATGAAGATGTTAATAATACAACTAATAATATGATTGATGACATTGTTGGGTCATTTCAAAATGTAATGAATAAAAATGCAAATCCATTTGAAAATATTATGAATATCACAAATCAAATAACAGAAAAATACCATAATAAAATAGAAAATGGTGAAATAGAATTAGATAAAATTATTGGTAATTTACAAAATAGTTTACCAGGTATGGATAAATTAATAGGTGGAAAAAAAGAAGAAAAACAAGAAGAAAAAGTTATTATTGATGAAAACTTTTCTACTGCTGATGTTGATGTTAAAGAAAAGAAAGAAGAAACAGGTGGATTTAATTTAAATGATATGATGAAGACTGCTAAACATATGCCAGATTTATCAAAATTAACTAGTATGGTTGGAAAATTAAATGACGTAAATAATAATGGAGATGTTGGAGATTTAAAAAATGAAATGGATTCATTTCTTTCAGAAAGTTTAGGTATCGATTCTAAAGAATTAGACAAAAATATGGAAGATTTACAAAAAAGAATTGAACGTAATAATCTAAAAGATAAAATGGTAGAAGAATAATTTTTTATATTATATATATATATATAGATATTATGGATTTAATATATAAAAATAAATACTTAAAATATAAAAAAAAATACCTTAATCTTAAAGGAGGAGCACATTATAGTGGATTAATAGATGGAGATCCTAACAGAATACAAGTAAAAACAGAAGGAAATATACCTATTTTAGAATTACCTGATAAATTAAACTTACTTTATGATGATAAACAAACATATAAATTTAATGCTAGCAATACTTACATAGGAATTATTTTTTGGGGGGTAATAAATTGGGAAAATCCAGATGATATAGGTAACTTTACTTTTTATAAAAGTTATTCTAGAAGAACTAATAGACATGGTTTAAAGAACACTGGAGGAGAAGCTTTTAATTCAGGTGATATAATTATAAAAACAGTAGATGAAGTAAATTTATATTGGAATAAGTTTTTAAGTAATCATAAAAAAACTACAGGAAGAGATTATACTAGAAAAGTTTATGCACATGATAAACTTTATCATTATTTATTTAACTGTCAATTTGAGGATGATATAATTTCCAAACCAAATTTACATTATTTATGTACCGGAATATCATATCAAACAAAAGAAAGAGGGGATGGAAAAACTAAATGTTTAGCCAATTCATGGTGTATTAAAAGTAGAACATTTAACGGAGTTTGGAGAATTTTTAATAATTTAAAAGAACTATATGCGAGAAGCAAGAAAAATGCTACACAGATTAATGAAATGTTTCCACCAAGTTTTCGTCTTTACAATACTTCTGAAGATACTCCCTGGAAAAATTATATTACTGATGATAAAGATAATTATGATGGTTTAGAACACAAACAAATGAAAGAATATATTATTAAATTATTAAAAGAATTTCAAGTAAATAATGGTATTGCCACTACATATAAAGACTCTAAATATAATAATATAGAATGGAAAATAAATAGTTCTAATAAACCAGGAACCTATTTTCCTATAAAAATAAAAGATGACATAAATTTTTTAGAATATGATTATGGTAATGTAAGATCAAAAACATCACCAAACCCTGTTAAAATATACACAAGAATAGAAGACTGTAAAAGTCTTAGGCATCATATTAAATGGATTGGAATACCTGGCAAAATGCCAGATACTGGGGTTCTAGATTACGATAATAATTGGGTATCAAGATTCTATAAAAAAACTATGAGTAAACCCCCATATACAGATGGACATATATACTTTATAGATTTTAATCATATGATACAAATAGATATATGGTTTGGAGGTTTTCAAGAGAATGGACAAAATAGATTATCTATAGTAGAGAGAATAGATAAAAATCTTGTTTCCGCAACTAGATTAGCAGCAGAAAAATTAGCCGCAGAAAAATTAGCCGCAGAAAAATTAGCCGCAGAAAAATTAGCCGCAGAAAAATTAGCCGCAGAAAAATTAGCCGCAGAAAAATTAGCCGCAGAAAAATTAGCAGCAGAAAAATTAGCAGCAGAAAAATTAGCAGCAGAAAAATTAGCCGCAACTAGAGCAGCCACAACTAGAGCAGC